ATGGCTGACCAAGTTGATACAACTATCGGCACTGATGAGTTTATTTTGTACTCAGGTACGCCACCAGATAACGCTAAGGCTGCATTGTCTGGCAATACCGTACTATCTACGCATACATTGACAGGTTTTGGCTCCGCCTCATCAGGCACCATCACAGCCAACGCAATCACGACAGTTAACGGCTCAGCCACCGGCACAGCTACGTTCTGTCGAGTTGTAAAGGCGGGCACTGCGCAAGTTCAAGGCTCTGTAGGTTTGTCAGGCTCAGGCGCTGACTGTATCGTGACAAATACCACAGTGACATCAGGTCAGCCGGTTGCTGTTACATCGTTTACATTTACAATGCCTGATGCGTAATTTGAGTGGTGCGATATGAACCAAAAGACACGAATCAACGGCGAGAACTACACGCAGTTGCCAAGGCTAATTAGCCAAAAGATGTTCAACGGACGTGCAGGCTCGACGCTGGAAGTGTCTTTTACTGATGCCACTATGCAGTCAGGTGCGCCGATAGACACGCCTAAACAAGTGAAGTATGGCGCGCCCGCAACGTCACCAAGCGGCATTGTTGCTATTGATGCTATTGGCAACTTAACGGTACTGCAAACTGGGCCATTGTTTATCAAAAGCCGATTGCGTGTCGGCAGAACTGGCGCATCTGGCATTTCGTCCATCTTCTTTTGGGTTGAAATAAGCCTAGATGGTGGCGTAGTGTGGAATATTCTCGGCAACTCAATTGATGTAAGGCTAGACAACTCGACAGAAAACGATGTTTTCTTTGACTTCTCGACGCTGTTTTTGGACAAAGGGATAAAGCTGCGATCAATGTTTGCCAGGAGCTCAACCGGTGACAACTCAGGCGACTTGATGCCGTCAACGCCTAGCGCTGCGCTTCAGGCTTATGGTGTGCCGATTGCGCCTAGTGCTCAGATTAGCATTTACAGGAGCAGAGATTACTTGTATCAACAGGAGTAAACATGAAAGACAAAAAACCAGCCAAAGAAATGCCAGCCAAAGGGCGCAGACCAGCTAAACGCAAACCGTGCTAGTGGTCTGACCAGATAAAGCCCGCCAATGGTTTATGCTGTTGGTGGGGTTTTTATTTTGTGATAACCTAAGCGCTACACTAACAAAGGAGTAAATGCAATGCGCGAACAAGATTGGGGTTTAGACCCGTATAACGTTGGCGGCGGCGGTGGTAATGTCGGCTATGGCGAAGGCTTTTTAGATGAAGGGGTGGCGGGATAATGACCGGTACAGATACCAAGCCAAAAGATAAGAAACCAGATGCTAAATCTCGGAAACCTGCCCGTAAGTAGCTTTACAGCGCTAATGCTTGTTGTTTGGTGCTTAGTCAGCATCCGCAACAAGCGGGCTTTAATTATGATTTATGCGCTACTGATTTACACCTGCATAAACGCCATAACTACCACTAACTTTTCAGGCTTTTTAATTACATCAGCCCTATTCCTCGTCGCATCAATATCCAATATCAATCTTTCATCACAATTCCGTAAGGCTTTCTTGTGTTTCGGTTTCGTATACTTTATAGGTGCGGTAGACCAAGCAATCTACTATCATATTGAGGTTAATGCTTATTTTGACGTTATCCAGCCATACATAATCACCGCAATCAATGCGTATTTGTTGGCTCACTTGCTGAGCAATGGAGGTAAACAAGGTGCCAACATCTACAGAATGCGTGCTACTGCTTTTTGTCGTAGGATTTTTAGGCTATCATTGCGCAAAGAAAGTTAAATCTATTATTGCCAACGAGGCTGCGCGTGAATCTAAAGCATCTAACCGAACAGATGATACATGACCTACCGACGTATTTAGGGAGCATTCAGCACAAGATTGTGACCGCCGCTGGAGGTACATCTGCAGTTTACAACATTAGAGATTACCTTCCATCGCCGGTACATGACGTCATTCAGGCTGTATCAGAATTCCCGTGGGTAGATACCGTCTCATTCCTTGCATTACTTCTTCTATTTATCGAGCGATGCTTCATTCTGTACGCATGGTATAAGCGAGTAAAGCGCGGAGACTATGACGAAGGAAAGCCGCAAAAGTAAAGCGCCAAAACTTTGACGCAAAAATACTGGCGGTATATACTCGTTGTGACCTTGCGCCATGTCGGCGTGCTGGTAATCAGTGAGGTATAAAAATGGCTAAATATCGTCAAACTCGTTTTAATAACGTCGGCTTGCAGGGTCCACTGCAGCAGCGCGACAATCAAACAAACACTACAAACACCGTAGACACCTTCATCAAGACTTTTGAGATTCCGTTAACTCGCGTTGCATCTGGCGCAGCTCAGACTACCGTTGTTGAAGCTGGTACTAAATGGCTGCAAATCATCAGCGCTGTTATTGTCGTTGATGTCGCAGAAGCTACCGGCACAACCAAGACAGTCAGTGTCGGCATTGGTGGTGCGGCAGCTAACGTCATGGCGGCTACATCTGTTGCGGCAACTGGCGCCGTCGGCTCACCTATCGTTGCTGCCATTCCGGTGACTACTGCAAATAACAAGTTTACCTACACTCTTGGCTCAGCGAACTTTGCCGAATTCCAAGGCCGTGCAATCGTGACCGCAATCTGCGCTAACGTGCTGTAAGGGGTAAGTCATGGCTCAGCGTAGCATTACCAAGCCAACGGCAGCGGCGGTTTATTATCCTGTAAACCATCGCGCCACAATTGACAGCATGACGATTCAAAACCTGACTGGAGCGAATCTCACTGTAAAGCTCACAGCCGGTAAAATCCAGCAAGGCGCAGTGACGTATTCAGACCCGTTTGCCGGTGTTTTGACTATCGCCGCAAATGCAACAGGCGTTATTTCTCAGCCATGCACAGCGCTGGAGTTTAGCGGTACCGGCACCGGCTTAGTGAATGTCGTTGAGGAATTCTGATGACTCAGACCCGCGCTCGCCGTTATGTACCTGGAGACCACAAGGTATTATGCGACTTGTGCGGGTTAACCTATATGCGCTCAGAAACACGCCTGCAGTGGAACAACCTACTAGCGTGCTCTGAGTGCTTTGACCCAAAACATCCACAGCTAAACATTCGCGGTAAAGCTGACAGGCAGGCAGTTGATATTGCTCGCCCAGAGTCAGAAAACGACAATGATTTGACATTCTACGCACCGCCTAGCCCATTTTTGCAATACAGCGGCTTTGTTGTTGATAATGGCGGCGTAATTATCACTGAAGGCTACATATTTGACAGCGGAGTTATAATCAATGGCAATAACTAAAATAACATCTGAATCATTTCCACCTCCGCCAAGCTGGTTTTGCAGGTTTGCGACATTCCCACCGGCGTTTCCGATAGCGCCGGATTCTAACTGGCCCAAACCTGAGCGCAGGCCACTTACTTGACTGCCTAAGTTGTTCAGTGCGTTGCCAGCAAACTGACCGCCCTGTGCTGCAAGATTAGCCATTTGAGAACCGGTGTTGGCTTGCATGCCTGCTTGTTGGCCGAGCAAACCAGCTTGTTGACCGGCAATCTGCCCGATTAAGTTAGCGCCACTGATACCGCCTGTTTGGCTGAACTGACCTTGTTGTGTTGCTGCCTGTTGACCGCGCTGTGCGATGTTGCGCATGTTTTCAAGCTGTTGTTGTTGTTGTTGTGCCGCAATGCCTGACGCCTGCTCTTGCAGTGCTGACAGCGTAGAGCCGCCACGCAATCCTCCAGTGGCTGATGCGTTTCGCAGTAATGCCTGCTCTTGACGTTCACGCAGGAACTTTTGACCTGGAGATTCTTGGAAATCCTGAAGCGCTTGCTGTTGAGCTGCACCACCTAAAGCGCCAGATAATGCCGCTTCACGCTGCTGAGCTTCCTGACCTGTGCTTGCGTATGGGTTCAGGTAATTAACAGCCTGACCGGTAGACTGGTCAATCCGGCCAAGTCCTTGATTCTGAGCATTTGCCAGTAGACCAATACCTTGACCGATTGAACCTTGCGCCGCACCTAATGCGCCAGCCAAATCACCGCGCCCTTGGTTAAAGCCTTGCTGAGCCGCACCTAGCGCTTGCGAGCCGTATGCGTTTAACGCTTCCTCAGCGCCGCCAAAGCCGCCACGCAAAGAGCCAAGCTGACCGCCTAGAGTTTGCTGTAACGTACCTTGCGCCTGCTGCGAGCCGCCTTGCAGTGCGTTTAACTGACCTTGCATACCTGCGTTTAATGCTGATTCGGCACCGGACAAACCGATGCCTGACATATCAACATTGTTTTGCACTTGCGGAGTTGCACCAAGGTTTTGTGTCTGCGCCAATGGAGCATTGAAGCCTTGACCGGTTGTCATTGTTGGAGCATTCGGATTTGACATTCCGACAGTGCCAGTCACGCCTGTTTGCATCATCTGCTGCGGTGATGCGCCGCCGAAGTTTTCAAACTGACCGCCATCTGGTGATTTCATGCCGGTGGAGTAGCCGCCGCCTAACACGCCAACCTGTCCAGGCTGCATCATTTGATTAGTCTGCATCATCTGACCGCTGCGCAAGCCTGTCGGAGCCACGCCGGTCTGAAACATGTTTTTAGATTGCATCGTTTGAGCAACAGGTTGTGGCATTGCTTGTGGTAATTGCATTTGCTGCGGTCTCCCTAGTAGAGCGGAAATAGCAGCATTGGAGCCGCTTTGCTGGATTTGGTTAGATTGGTTAAATGCCTGCTTGAGAATGTCAGCAGATGACGCTTTACCAGCGCCGATTTGGTCGATTGCTTGCTGATAGGATGTTTGCAGCCCTTGGTAAGCCTGCGGAAACAATTGCATGATGTCGTTGCGCGCTTGGTTGTAGTACTCTTTTTGAGTAGCCATTGCGCGGTCGCCAGCGGCAATCTGCTGTTTTGCAGCATCCTTTTCAGCTCCGCCGAAAAACGTATCTTTAACCCAACCCATTGAGAACCTCATCTTTGGTTGCGCCAAGGTAAACTTGGTCTATCAAATCACCTTGGAATAAATAGCTTTGCCGGTTAACGCCCTCGTTGATGAATCCAAACTGATGCGCGTAAGCGATTACGTTCGGATAGCAAACAGGAATTAAGGCAGTGAGTTTTGCAGCCCAAGGCGCAACGTCAAAAAAATGACTGAGTATTGCAGCGCCGATGTCTTTGGAGTGTGGTCTTTTGGCTGGTAGCACGTGGGCATGTATGTCACATACGCAAGCGCCTATCTTGTCGAAAATAAAAACAGCGGATAGCTCGTCGTCTACGGTGCAAGCTATAAAGCACGAGGCCTGCGGGTCAATGTGTAAATTCGAACTATCGCTTTCTGTAATCGTCTTGAGTATATCAGGATGCGTCAATACTGACAAAATTTGGTCAGTGTCGAATGTGCGAAATGCTACAATTCTTTCCATCCCTGCAAAATTCCGGCGCTTGTTGTCTTGATGTACAGTGTATCTGTCAAAATATTGGCGCACAAGCTAAACCGTGGTGCATCTAAAACGCCCTCTGGGTTTGCTTGTATTTCGTAACCATTAATCTGCCGAGTGACAGCCTCACACCAAGCGGAAAACCTTTGCTCAGGCAATCCGCCAGATGTGATCTGCAGCTGCCGGCTTGGTGGAATTATTTTGTTATCTGCCACCGCTGAAATCTCCGATTAGGCCAATAACAACCAGCTTTGCGTCGTCTGCATAGTCGAATCGATATACCCGAGCATTGCGACATAAACCAAGGCGATTCCATGTAGGTTGTACGGTATACTCGCCAATCTTGCCGATTGAGCGCGTTACCTCGTTATTAAACGTTTTGCCGCCATCATCGCTGTACGACATATCGATAGTTGGCCCACGGTCTAAAACTGTATTGGTGCCAGCCTCAACGATTAGCTGCACTGAACTCCAGAATGTTGCGCCGCCGACGTTGTTGAATGGCCCTGCTGAGAATCTGCGGCGGATGTACTCGCCAAATTCCGTATAAGTGTCAAGAGACAATACGCCAATTCGCCCACCCCTGTAATCAGCAACAAAGAAACGACCGTAAGCCTGCACGACGCAGTTAGCGCGCCACCTGGTCTGTTCTGAGTTGATAAATGATTTGCGCTCATGCCAGATAGGTTTCTGCGCAAGCTGAGATGCCTTTGCGTCATAAACGATGCAGGTATCTGGCAAAATCCAACCAGCGAACACTGCACCATTCTGCGAATACTGAAACCCAATAATGTCTTGGATTTCTTCTTGCGTGTATCGCAGCAGTAAAGACTCAATGGATGCCGTAGAAATCTTGTCAAAGTTGTTGCCGCTATATTGATAGATGGCAGCCTGACCGCCGATGTCGTTACCGACAAAGCAGAAAGTATTACCCGTATCAACAATGGAGTTTTTTGCTTTAATGCCAATTGGCAGGATGTAACCGGCAATCCGCTGGTAAGGAAAGTTCAAAGCGCCGACGTTTTGCCAGCCCTCTGTTGTCTCACTGCCGCCGATAAACAACTGACCTCGACTAACATGAATACCAGTAATATCGTCAGGGTCAGCTTCAGCTTCTGCGAAGTCGATTCCTGAATAAGTTAGCCCATCGTTTAACGCGCTGTTAAACACGTTTTTAGCGGCTTGGTGGATGAAGTAACCATCTGCATAGACAACCTGCTGAGACGGTCCCAAATCGTTATAGGCTGCGCTTGTGATGGTTTTGAGTAATCCGGTTGTGCGGTTAAAGATATAACCTTTGATTCCTGGCACTACAATACAAAGCTGGTCGCCGTTATCCGCCATTGACACATAATCAGCGCCCTCAATTTCTCCGAGGTCTGTCGTGGTGTAAGACTCGATGCCGTCAACAGAAACCAGCCGATTTAACCGGAATAAGCGCTGACCGCAAACGAAATAAGGAACGCCGGCCATAACGTGAGCGCCACGGCTTTTGTTGGCTGAGCCTGTGTTTAATATCTCGATAATGCCTGGAGTCGGAAATAACTGAGCTTTGGTATAAGCAGCAGTCTCAGGAATTGACACGTACATATTCGTACACTCCTGAGCTGCCACCGGAATGCTTGACGAAACGTAAAAACCTGTTGCGATTGGTAATTCAGTCCGCATCCTACCACCTGTAAAGTTCAACAACCATCGGGTCTGCGTCGTTATCAAACGCTAAGTTGTCGTTAAGCATTTCATCAGCTTTCGCTTTCAGCATCATTTGCCGGTCTTGCTCTACGCCGTACTCGTCCATGATGCGAGTTGCCAGCATATAAGCCAAGCACTCTTGCCACTCATCAGGGAATTGAGGTGCATCGATGTTTGTTATCATCGTTTCGATTGGCTCGACGTAAGTCATGCGCAATACGTTCAAGCTGCTTTGCGCTGTTGGCCACACGTACAGCTCACCGGCAGTTAGCTGAGGAGAATAGTAGTAGTTGCTCGTTTGTCCCTGTGTTGTTTTGTCTGGCTGGTCAAAATACTCTTTCCGGCTGAATGTCTCTAGAGGAATTTCTGAATCAGTAATCGACCAAGCTGACTGCGCGTTAAGGATGCGCAGCGGTCTGTCGATGATGTCTGTGTATACGTAGACTCTTGCAGATGCGTTAGCGTCAACTGGCAATCCTGGCGGTATTGTAATCGTGGTCCCTGCTGATGCGACTGATGCGGTAGTCCAGTAAAAAACATTGTTTGACATTTGAATGCCGACAGTATCGCCAGCCGCAACAGTAAGTGGCCCATTCATCAAAATTGATGTAGAGCCTGCGACTTCAACTCCTGCCGTGGTCTGTATGCGCAAATCATCACGCGCAACAACGCGATCACCAGCAGGACCGCATTTGTAGAACTGCTTGCCTTGTTCCATCAGAACAACAGCCTGCTTCATTGTCCACAGGTTGTTGTAATTGGTCTGGATGTGCAGAATCATCTGGTTAAACGCTTCCAGAGCGTCATTTCTGTCGTCATCTTGCAGAGGTTGGTTTCTATCCAGCACCCTGACTAGGCGCAAAGCCTTTTTGATGATTGTTAATGCTGTTGTTGCCATTGCTTCACCTTAACTGTTTTCATTTGGCGCATAAGATGCCAATTATACGCCGATTATTGCATTGAACTGAGTGACACTCATAACGCCAACAACCAAAAAGTTAAACTGAGGAGTGACATCAGCTCCAGAGTTATCGAATCTCACAGACACTGTTGTTGTTGTTCTCGCAATTTCTCTTGTTGTAACCTTAAGCGTTGTAATTGGCAGAACTGTAACGGAAAAGTCATCGACACTTGATGATTCAGCGCCTATGTTCAGGTTAAAGCTGTTAGCTACTTTATTTGTGCTCTTACCAAAAGATCGGAATGTTCTGTCAGAATACAGGACTACCGTGCGGAAATCTCCATCTCCTAAGTCTTGCTTGGTTGTCATTACAACATATAAATCATCGCGCATTGCGTCGTATGCAATCTGTTTGACAATGGCCTCTACCGCCGTTGAGTATGCCACACTGTCGCTCCTGCATGCCCTGCCATTCCTGTTTTTTGCAACGTTACCTCTGGCGATTAGGTCAAACTTTTGAGCGTTTGCACCGGATGTCCCGATGTATAACATCCTCGGCGATGTTGCAACATCTGCATAGTCAGACTCGGCAATCATCAAATTGTCTGTCAATACTAACTTAGCGCCAACTTCGTTAGATCTATCAGTTGTTGGAGCAATAAGCCTAACGATTACACCTGTGCACGTCGGAGCAACATCAAATTGATTTTGTTTTATGTAGGAGTTTTTTGATAGCAGCCTGTTGTTTTGAGCAATGTTTACCGCATCATTTGCCCCGTTCATGTATATGGTGTTTTGCACCATTTCAAATCGCTCAATTAGCGTATTGTCGGTAGCAGTTACAAAATCGGCGCCTTTTAAA